GACACCGGCTTACAGGGAGCAACTGGCGACACAGGACTCCAAGGTGCTACAGGTTTTACTGGTGCAATGGAAGCTTATAATCCAGCAAATGTATCTGATTGGGCTTCTTCTGCACCAACAACTTTTGCAGCAGCTATTGATAGAATTGCAGCAGCTTTAGCAACAAGTATTGGTTTTTCTATTCCTTAATTAATTATTGACAGTAACCTACCTTAAAATATAGAAAAAGTTGATTTAAAAAAATTTTCATTATAATTTAATAATAATAATGAAAAAACATTTAATTGAAAGAGCTCATTTAAACATTAGAAGTTTGTTTAATCCAACACCTTTAAATTATCACAATGAATTATCAACTAAGTTGAAAAGAGAAGATTTAACACCTGTAAGGTCTTATAAAATTAGAGGTGCATTTAATAAAATGAATTCTTTAATAAATAAAAACGGGATTGTAAGCTGTAGTGCTGGAAATCACGCTCAAGGTGTTGCATATAGTTCTACAAATTATTCGACGATGGCAACTGAATTATCAGTTTTAAAAATAACTATGTAAAAAAGGATATAAACATCTAGACCACGTATATATGAGATGTTAGCAAAACACCCTAAAACGGGTAAAGATATTCGTATTTTAAATACAGACGCAAGTCGTTGGAAAGACCAAAAGACTTTGGCCTTTTCTTCTACCGTGACACCATGGGATTCTATATGGACTGGGCCACTTGAAGATGGTACGCTACCAACCTTTTACCTTCTTTTAGGAAAAGATTCTAAAAAAGCACCTGCTTTAAAATCACAATATGTCTTTACAGAATATACAAATGCACAAACAAATACATATGGGTATATACCACTAGAAGATTTACACCTTTCATTTCCTCAATTAGGAACTGCTTGGGATGGTACAGCCGAAGATGCTGCTGCAATGATATCACACCTTTTTCATTATCAACGATTCTATTCTCATATAAAACCTTCCAGACTTCAGATACCCTTTCATACAACCCCCCCTGAACCTTTATGGCTTATTACACAAATGTATAGTTCAACCGTTGAAAGAACAAAAGAACTTGAGACATGCCTTACAATGAATGTAGAAAATCCTTTAATATCAGGTATACTCTTATTAAATGAAACACAGTGTAAATATACAAACCCTAAAATAAAACAAACTGTAATTGGACATCGAATTACATATAGGGATGTTATGGAAGCTATTAACACATTACCAGCGAATGCCCTTGTAGCATTTGCGAATGCTGATATTGCTTTAGACCCCGTATCCTGGCGGTCCCTTTGGTCTGTGAATCTAAAGGACGTATGTATTGCTCTTTTACGGTATGATGTTACATCTCGATTAGAAGATGCCACACTGTTTGGTCCACGTGCTGATTCACAAGATACATGGGTTGTGCGTGCCGAGGATGTACACGCAAGGCCACTATTATTAAGCTCTTTATTTGATATTCCTTTTGGAAAGATGGGATGTGATAATGTATTTGCATTGGAAATGTTAAGACAAAAATTTTGTATTATTAACCCATGTTACAGTCTTATTACATGGCATTTTCATTCAAGTGGTATACGAACATATAATAAAGATGATGTTATTGATAGGCCTATGTTTCATTATGTTCATCCAAGTGGATTACATGATATGAACCCCTGTTTGGAATTAAAACCATTTATTACCCATACATATGAGCCTATTACACTGTATCGCCCTATACGAGGGTCAGGCGCAACAGCATGGATACATTCTATGGGAAAAACAAATGCGTCTACGTGGAAATTAGAATCAACGAATCCCTTAACACTTGATAAAGAGATTGTATTACACTTAACAAATGTATATCAAACCCCTCAAGGGTTGGTATATGATTCTAGAAATATGTATGTAGGAAAGGGAAAAGATGCTGCTTCTACTTGGGCAACATATCCAATAAAGCCCTTATTAGCAACTTTAAAATCTGAGAAAGGATTTGTTGTTCCTTGGCCGAAGGAACTTAATACGAAAGAAGGTCAAAGAGAAATATATATTTTAAAATATATATCAAAAGTCTTACGACTTCGTGAACTAAGTGGATGGAAACAAGGAGATTTCTTCTGTATAGATATACCAGGCATTCAAAATGCAATGAAACTCTTTCGATGGGGAGGACCTCTTCCTCTTATTAAATATGAATCTGATATACAAGTGTGGCACGAAGAGGCATATGTATTTCCTGTAGAAGAGTATCGTATAAACCCAAAAGATATTCAAGCCCTTCGACTAGGCTTAGGACCATTTTGGAAAGAGACGGTGGGAGATGAAAAGACAATAATTCTTGTAGAGGGTGGTTCTCTTATAGGGAAGATAGATGATATAGAAGAAAAACTTGAAAATATGTTTAAAGTCTTTGTTGTATATCCTGGGAAAACATCACCTGAGAGACTTCTTGCTTGCTTATCAGGTGCATGGGGAATTGTCTGCCCTTCTGGAATTGAAGCATCAGGATGGAATTGGATGCTTCCGAAAGGAGCTCATGTCTTTGAAATTGATTCATCAGATGATATATCTTTAGATATATCGGCAACCTCCTATTTAGAACATCATTTTACTGATGTAAAGAATATTTTAGAAGAAATTTGTTCTCTTCCACTGTATATTTCTAATACATTAAATATAGCACCTATTGTATGGATTCCTAGACAGATAGAAGGGTATTTTTCACATGAAGGAGATGGATTTCGTGAACTACTTCGTATGTGGAATTCAAAGGGGTATATTCAAATGAAAGAACATTCTACTGCTACTATGTGCTGGTGGGGTGAGGTTGGTTCTATTTTATTATATGATAGACCTACACAAGCTTGGCGTCTGTCTGCTCCTATGCCAGAAAGGGAGTATACACGTATGTTAGTAAGAGGGAGTGATTGGATTCTTTGGGCAAGGAATCCTAGTATTGTAGAAGACTTTGTAAATCAAGACTTTCATACAAATCCTTGGGAAAAAAGAAGGGGGTTCGCTGATACAACATTAAATGCACAAGAAAGCCTTGTATCCTTTTCAAATTCCCTATATATGGTATGGAATGGTCAAAAAGAATTCTTAGTAGAAGCACTTGCTATGGGATGTGTACCTATTATGGATACATCTGATATATTGATAGAAGGTGAACATTATGTAAAAGAAGATACTCTTTCCCGAGAAGAATGGGAACGTATTTCGAAGAATTGTCACCATGCTTGGAAGACTCGGTATAGTTGCGAAGCTTCGTTTTGCGTTACAAAAGAAATACTATCCTCATCTAAGTAGAATGTCATTGGTACGTCTTAGTTTTGAACTTGGTATGAGTGTAAGTGATTATAATTGCGGTATAACGAATGACCATAGCGCAATTATAAAGATGACATTTATGTATTTAAATAAAGTAAAAGAAAGCAATTTAAGAGAGGAAGAATTGATAGAATGTTATGCAATTATTGGACAAATGTGGGCATCTGTTCTTGAAAAGCCTGCTGAGGAATTAAATAAAAAATAGTATGGTTACATTGAAATCCTTGGCACTTTTCCAGCAAGACATGCGTCTGTTAATTCTTGTATTTGTGTATCATTTCCTACACCTGCAAAATGAACAAGAAAATCACCAGGTTCCCATAAAGGTTGCCCAGGTTGTCCTCTTAAAAATGCATTGAACCGTTTATGTTCCATAGACACTTCAATCTTATCAGCATCTGTAGAAACAGTTTGAAGTAAATGAATCATAGCAGCTTGTTCCCACCATATATGATACATAAATTGGGTTTGTTCATACGCCCTTTTTAAAAATCCACGAAACCATTCTGTATTTCGAAAAAGCATATTTCCAGTATTGATAGACCCACATGCATCGCGTGTTAAAAGTAGGTCCTTTCCTTTAGGCAATAGAGGGACAACATGTTCTTCCACGCGAATATTCATATTGGTAATAAGAACATCAGCATCACTTTGCCAAACAAGGGCTCCTTCGTCTAATTTAGAACAAACATCTAATAAAAAAGGAATCTTGGACCATGCAATAGGTCGTGTTCTATCCCAGAATACTTCATCTCCTTGTATATATGTATACCCCTGTTTGGCGGCATACGCAACTTTTGATTCTAAACACTTTGAAAGACGTCTCCGATAATCTGCACCAATGACAAGAGTTGTAATTATAACCATTCTATGTTTTATAGGCTATGTATTTTAGGCCAAAGGGCCAAAAGGCCAAAGGGCCAAAAGGCCAAAGGGCCAAAGGGCCAAAGGGCCAGAGGGTCAAAAGGCTTAGAGGAAATCAACGATTATATATAAATATGACCGATACTTGTTCAATATGTTGTGATCCCTATACGGCTGTTCTCAGAAAAATTGTATCATGCCAGTACTGTCAGTATAAAGCATGTAATGTTTGTGTGAAAAAATATTTGATATCTGGCACACTAGACCCTCATTGTATGGCATGTCGGAGAGAATGGAACGATGATTTCCTTGATACAAATTTCACAAAAGCGTTTCGTACAGGTATATTCCGTAAACATCGAGAAGATATATTACTTGAAAGAGAAATTGCTTTATTACCTACACGTCAACATCGCGTTGAAGCTACCAAAAAGTTACACACAGCCATTAAAATAAATGAAGGACATACGGCTGAGATTATGAAACTTGATCAGATGCGTAGACAAATATATTATAACAATTCTATAACACGTGCGGCTATTGTGCGATATACTGCAGAATCGGAAGGACGTGCTCCTCCTGCATGGACACTTACAACAGGTGAAAAGGCAACACCAGTTGAACGTGCTAAATTTATAATGAAATGTCCTGATGGAGAATGTCGTGGATTTCTCAGCACAGCCTATAAATGTGGAACATGTCAAATGTGGGCATGTCAAGATTGTCTTATTATAAAAGGTGATGATAAAGATTCTCCCCATACATGTGATCCTGGTCAAAAAGAGTCTGTATCTTTGATTATAAAAGAAACAAAGGCTTGTCCTAAATGTGGTCAACGTATTTGTAAGGTAGAAGGATGCGACCAAATGTGGTGTACAGATTGCCATACGGCATTTTCATGGACATCTGGGCAACTTGTTAATGGAGTTATTCATAATCCGCATTATTATGAGTATTTGCGTAATAGAAATAATGGAGTTGCTCCTCGTAATATAGGTGATGTACCGTGTGGGGGTATTCCTCATTATGAAACATTAGACCGTGTTATAAAACATATGCAAATAAATCAAAGGCGTTTCTTTCAGGCAATTCATCGAATTACAAGTGAAATAGCAGGAGAGAGAATCAATGCGTTTCAGGGTCATTTCAATGTAAATGATAATGGTGATTTAGGTGTTCAGTATTTGATGAAAGCTATTGATAAAGATGTTATGAAGGGGCAACTTGCAAGAAGGGAGTTGAAACGAAATAAGCACTTGGCAATTCGAGGCGTGCTTGAAATGTTTGTAACCACAAGTACGACTCTTTTAAATAATATTATAGATACTCCCCTTACAGATGGAGATTCTATTGAATTAATTATGTTAGAATTTAAGAATTTACGTCAGTATGTAAATGATGCACTTTTAAATGTAAGTCGTATGAAGAATTGTTCTGTGCCTCAATTATCGGATACCTGGTCGTGGAAACCTTTTAATAAGGCTTTAACGAAGGTAAAAATAAATAAGAATACACCTGTTAAGGAAGATACAAATCTAGAAGACGCAGATAGTGATTAGAATTACTTACGCTGTGTCTTACGTCTTTTTGACGCAAGTTTCATAGCATCCCCTAAGGGGGCGCTGGGGTTCTTTTGTTTAAGTTCCCTGTGAGCATCCTTTACCTCCTTTTGCCAATGACTAAGCTTTCCACCCTTTTGTTTAAGGGTCTTTTGCTTCTGCTTCTGCTGCTTCTGCTTATGTGCTTCCCTAGTATTGCGTTCAGCCATTTCTATTCTATACCAAGTTTATTTTTTCCCCAGCTATAAGAATCTTCAATAAGTTGTGTTGAAACGCCGCGTTGATACGCACGAAAATCAAAGAGAGAGCCTCGAAATAGCTCGTCCTTGTTTACAAACTGAGGATCGCCTACCCAATTACTTTTTCCTAAATAGCAATTTGTCATAGATGCGGTGGAAGGAAGAAATCCACCTCCTTCTTCATATACGTGGTCAGCATTAATATATACAGCCAAACTTGGACGAAACGCATTTGTATCTGTTGCCGTAATTGTGATATGTGTCCATCGACCAATGGGGATTGCTTGATTTATTTTGATTCTCATTTTACGAGTTTTCTTATCCCATATTTCATATATAAGAGTAGCTTTTTTCCCGTGTTTTTTAGCTGTAACAACACGCGAAGGGGGGAGTTTTCGGGGATATACTTCAAAGCCGGGACATGTATACTCATTTACATTTGCTTCACTAGTCTGCATTAATTCTTGAGGACTTACTTCTTCTACAGGTTGTTGTCCGGATAGAGGAACCACAGTTGATTCACCTGCTTGTACTTCTTCATCACCTTGTCCAAGTATACCTAAAAAGACATTATCATTTCCTGAACCATTTCCAAAATCAAATATCTTAGAATTATTTGCAAAGGTATCATATTTCACCCATACCATCCATGTGCGAATAGACCTAAGGGGCACACGAGTACCAAGGCTGAGGTCATTTGAATCAGAAATACGAAGGTATTGATTCACTCCATTGAATGTCACGCCTTTTGTAGTATCTGCCGGTACTTCATCTATGTGTATACTTCCCGATGTATGAACATCCACCTTACCAATTGTATCTGAAAAGTCATCTAAAAGTCTTAACCAAAGGACACAACCTTCATAAAAACTCAAGAGTTTCGCAATATCTCTTGGAGGAGATGGATCAATAACATCTTCTGCCTCGAATCCGACATCTGTTGCACGTTGACATAGAGGCTGATATGTATTATCCTTGTAAAGCAATATACGACAATAATCAGAGCGACCATCATTATTTATATCACGCATATAATCATCTCTCCCTATACGAAATCCATTTTTTACAGAAGCAGTTCGAAACCCGGTAGACGAAAGTGCATCTGTTCCAGCTAAAGCACATGCGAAAAAGAGATTCTTTTCTTCGTCTTTTGGGGCAATCATGCGACAGAAATCATATTCGACTCCTAAACGGGCTACATCCTGGTATCCGTGATAGTATCGGATATCTCTTATAAACTGCGAATCCTCTAGAGAAGGACCAATATCAATTCTTGGAGATACAAAGGAACCCCAATATGGGATAGAAGAAGAAAATCCTTCTAGCATCCTTTTTGGAAGAAAGAGTTCTACAGCAACAATACATAGAATAAGCCCTAGAGTTATAGAAAGAGTTATAGAAAACACGTTCATCGTGTCTCTCTTCTAATCTTACTGACAGTAGATATGGCAGATAAACGAGAAAAGAAAAAGAACTTGGGCACAAAAATGGCGGAAGGCTCGTATGGATGTATATATACAGGTGCGAATCGTAAAAAGATATTAAAAGTATCAGGAAAAGAAGAAGCCGGTGTAGAATTGAATATAGCAAATATTATAAAGGGTATTCCAAAATGGCAGGATTATTACATACTTCAAGAAGAAGAAGCATTTCAACCCTCTAATTTTACACGTGTTCGCTCAACATATCAAGGAGAGTGTAAAATTATACGTGATACCAAAAATTCTAATTTACGCCTTTTATCATCACCCTATGGGGGTGTACCTATTCGTACCATACAGGTAACAGAAACATTTAATTATTATACGACGGTTCGACATTTGTTAGAAGCTATTGTAAAGCTAAATCAACAAGGTATATGTCATTTTGATATACATAATGGAAATATTTTAGATGATATAAATGGAGTGATGCGTATTATTGATTTCGGATCAGCATTTCTAGGGGATTCTGCAGATGTAAACACAGTAAAACAACATAGGTATTCTTTTACACCTATTTTTTCACCACAACCACCTGAATTAGCTATACAAAATGCTATTGTAGATAGTATAGATATTCAATCAGCAATTGATACTTTACTAGAGAAAAGAGAAGTCTTTAAAAATAGTTCTGAATATACAGGAATAACACCCCAGTATGCCAGAAATGAGTTATTTAACTTTACAACAAG